CAAGGTCAGCAACCGGCACCACAAGGCGGCTATGCTCCCCAAGGTCAGCAACCGGCACCACAAGGCGGCTATGCTCCCCAAGGTCAGCAACCGGCACCAGGGCAACCTACGCAGGCGCAAGACTTTTTACCTCAGTAAAACCGGCTAACATTCCTCAGGGCATTCTCGCGAGTGCCTTTTATAATGTGAACTGATAAGGATCTGTTATGACAATTTTTCACCACGCGCCTAGTGACGTGTACCTAGCAAGTTCGGAAATATGGGTGGACGACTGCGACCCGGTAGACGTATCCAACATACCGGCAGGCCGCACAATACCCGCAGGCATGGGGCACTCTACCGTTATGCCTTCTATGGACTTCGAGACATTTAGCGCCGTAGGTTACGACATTGACCCTATGACGGGCAAAGTTAAAGGGCAAGGTCCGCAAGGTAAAGGCGGCCTACCCGTCGTCGGCACGCCTGTCTACGCGGAGCACGAAAGCACAGAGGTACTTTGTCTCTACTACGATTTAAAAGACGGCCGAGGCGTTCGCGGTTGGATTCCCGGTACGCCCGAGCCTTTCGACTTGATCGAGCATATTCGCGCCGGCAGACCGATCGAAGCTTGGAACGTTACGTATGAGTTTTGGATCTGGAACATGATATGCGCCCGCCGTTTTGGCTGGCCCGTGCTCAAGTTAGAACAGTGTTTTTGTGCTATGGCTAAGTCTCGCCGCCACAGCCTGCCCGGCGCTCTCGGCGGTTGTGCGAAAGTTTTAGGCACCACCAACAAAGACCCGGAAGGCAATAGGCTGCTGAATAAGCTTAGCCGACCTGTCTCGGCCACTAAAAACCGCAAAGCGCCACGGTGGACACAGTCGACAGCATGGGAAGACTACGTGAAGCTATACGCCTATTGTGGTCAAGACGTGGCGGCAGAAGACGCTGCGGCGGCACTTATCCCCGACTTAACAGACTACGAGCGTAGAACGTGGCTAGCTGATCAAAACATTAACGCCCGGGGTGTTTTAGTCGAAGTAGAAAGCCTCGACGCCTGTCTGCGTATCATGCGAGAAATGCAAAAACAATATACCTTAGAGATCTGCACCTTAACGGGCGGCGCGGTTGGCGGGGCTACGGAGGTCGCCAAGCTTACCGAGTGGCTGAGCGCGCAGGGTGTTCATATGCCCGACATGACTGCGGAAAGCGTTACCGATATGCTGAAGACCCTAGAAGACCTTCCACAGTTTGCCGCAGCTCACCGGGCGCTAGAAATACGCAGCATATTAGCCGGCGCAAATATTAAAAAATTGCCTGCTTTAAAAATGCAGCTCAATAGCGACGGGAGGCTACGTAACCAGTACATGTACTGTGGCGCGGACAGGACGGGCAGGTGGTCTGCCGGTGGCGTACAGCTTCAAAACATAACCAGCAAAGGCCCTACGTCGGCCATGTGCGAAGGTTGCAACAAACATTTTAACCCGGAAGTCGGAGATCGTTGCCCGCGCTGTGCAAGCCCTGAATATTACAAACTTAACGACTGGACGGTAGAAGCCGTCGAGCAAGCCCTAGAAGACATTAAGCACGGCAGCCTAGCGAATATCGAACAAATATGGGGTGACCCTTCGACCGTTCTCGCTGGTTGCCTGCGCGGCCTTTTCGTAGCCAAGGAAGGGACCCGCTTTATATGCTGCGACTTTTCAGCTATAGAGGCGGTAGCCGCCGCGTGTTTGGCCCGCTGTCAATGGCGGATCGACGTTTTTAATACTCACGGTAAAATATACGAAATGTCGGCTAGTAAGATCACAGGCACCCCGCTAGATACGTATTTCCAGTACAAGAAGGACAACGGCTTCGACCACCCGGACCGGAAGAAGATAGGCAAGATCGCAGAACTCGCCAGCGGATACGGCGGTTGGGTCGGCGCTTGGAAAAACTTCGGCGCAGATATGGAAGACGACGAGATCAAACAACAGGTTTTAGCATGGCGCGCAGCTAGCCCGGAGATCGTCGAAATGTGGGGCGATCAGTTTAGATGGTGCGGCCCCGGGAAGTGGGACTACCGCCCGGAGCTGTTCGGCCTCGAAGGTATGGCAATCTCCGCGATACTCAACCCGGGGACGTGTTACAGCTACATAGACATAACGTACGGGGTCTTTAACGACATACTATACTGTAGGCTACCTTCGGGCCGTTTCTTGACTTATCACCGCCCCAAGCTACTAGAGGCCGTTGACAAGCTAAACCGCGGCCCGTGTTACGACATAACTTTTGAAGGGTACAACAGCAACGCCACGAAGGGTCGCGTCGGTTGGAACGTTTTAGAGACGTACGGCGGGAGATTATTCGAGAATGTGGTCCAGGCGGTAAGCGCAGACATACAGGCCGAAGCGCTGGTACGGTTAGAAGACAATAACTACCCCGTGGTCATGCACACCCACGACGAAGCTATAGCCGAAGTACAACTTGGGTTAGGCAGCGTCGAACACATGGGTGCTTTAATGACTGAGCGCCCGGCGTGGGCGAGTTGGTGGCCCTTGCGCGCGGCCGGTTGGGAACATAAGCGTTATCAGAAGGACTAAACGGAATGATTAATTTTATTAAAAAATTTAAGGCCGCACGCGCCGAGAAGAAACGTAAACGCGAGCAAGCCGGAGAAGCAGATCTACTTAACGAACATTACGGGGGTGACTGGTATTTCTGCGAAGCGGACCAAGAATACAAAGACGCACTGACAACACGCACGGCAACATTTAACGACGGGGGCTAACATGCTGACCACATCGACTATTAACAGATTACACACAGCGATATTACTCGGCACGCAAGACACGTACCAAGGCGACATAAAACAAGACACGCTGGAGGTAATAGAGGAACTAATCGAACTTAGGGAGAAGATAGCCGAAGCGCGGGACGTCCTCACATAAACGTATAAAACAGCACCATAAGCACAGAGTACACCACCCCGGCTATCACACCCCGATATAACAGAGCGGTGTGCTTGGCCTTGTGGGGCGCCTCGGTAAACATAAAATGCGCCCTGATATGGCAGTACGCCGCCACGGAGCCCAGCACTTGCCTGAAAGGTATGTTAGGGTAGACCCCGAACTCCATTAAGTCCCCCGCAACGCCCAACCCGAGGAAGGAAGCCGACCAAGGGAAAGCCCAGTATAAATTATCTAACGTTTCCCCCACAAAACCGAAGAACACGCCAACGATGAACCACTCCTGCGCGTCCATTTCCCGCCTAGACATTAACGCTCCCCTAGCTGCCCCGAACCATAGTAAAACTACGTAAGTGCATAAAAAAATCGTCGTTATAGATAAACCTAAAGAGGTTAACTCAGCTATCCCTTGTATCATCTTTTCGTCTCTCGCCTATTTTGTTTAAAACTTTTTCGGCCATGGCCTTATGTCCTTCTAAATGCCCTCTGATATTTGACACCTCTTTCAAAGTTTCCACGTATTCCACACGTAGCGCACTGAGCTCGGCCTGCGTGCGGGCGCTCTGCTCGGATTCTTTCTTATAAAAATGGTTAATTATTTTCCACAAAACAGCGATCGCAGCGACGAGCGCGCCTATTATCGCCGCGGAGTATTTTATTATCTCGGCGGCACCCATTACTTACCCGCCCAAAACGCGGGACCACCATAACGATCAACCATTTTATAGTAGACCTGAGCGCGTATACGCATTAAAGCCTTAGGTTTGTACCACTCCTTCGCACAGTCCCTGTCAATAATTCTTAGCATGTTATTACGCATAGTACGATCGGCGATATCTTTATCTTCGTTATCTACACCGAATTCGTACTCCCAGTCGTGGACGTGACAAGCGTGGCCGATGTACGTACCCCATATTCGATCAGGCACAAAGTCAAATTTAGCATTAGCCGCGCCGCAACCGTTACAGACTCTTTTTAGCTCTTCTTCGCTAGCTTGTTTAAAGGAATTCGGTGCGGATATTACGCCCGCTATAGCTAATTTCTGGGTACATAACAACGTGGCACTCATAGCACAACCCTTTTATTAAACCAACCATAGATAAAACTTTCGTCTTTCTCGCGGCGTTCTGCTAGCTCTACATAAAAAGCGCCTTGCAAAACGTTAAGCATTTTAACAAGTGTTTGCTCGTCTCTGTGCTCTAAGTACGACTGTAGTGCTCGAAGTGTTCGGCTACCGATAACGCCGTCGGCCGTCAAGTCGTCGTACAGATCACCTTTTAGGTTTAGCACGTTAAGTGCTCGCTGAAGTATTTCCCCTGCTCTGTGTGGCCCACAGTTGACCGCAGTGTCGACCACTTCAGCCGTGACGGGTCCCGATAACACAAGCAGGTGATCAGCGCCCACCGCGTACCAAAAAATAGCCGCGTAGACTTCAAAGGCAAACGAGCAGGGTAGGTCCCGCATATCGCCTTCGTACCCGTAAAACCGGGCCATTCCCTCGGTTATGCCGTAGTTAGTTTTACCGCCGGAGTCGTCCGGGTTATCAACGTACCCCGCTTCGGCTTCAAGTATAGCGTTTATAATGTCCTGTTTAGAGGTCATTTAGTTGACACCCATAAATCACGCGGACTAACGCCCTTTAGGTTTTCCCGTACAATAGGTGATCTACCAACAGCCGATATGGCTTGTATTAACTCCGAGCAATACCACTTATTAGGGTCTTGCGCACCAATCCTAAACTGAAACCCAATAAGGCCTATAAAATCGTACTCTTTACCCACCTGCGCTAAAGCGAATCTCTCCGCGCTTTTTTCGTCGCGTAAAGGATAGTCGACAATAGCGTAGTCTCCGCGTGCTTTTACTTCATCTATGTGCGTATAAAGCACGCCTTCAAAACGAGCTTCAACAACATAATCACCGAATACAGCACCCACGTGGTGCCAAGGGCAAGCCGTTGCTGTGCGTATTGCTACGCTAAGCGGGTCGTCATCAGTAGCGAAAATAATCTTCATAATTACACCAAAAAATCTATATCAGCAAAAGAAACGTGAAAGCCGGCACCGCTACCACCCATTCTATCGAGTGCGCGGTTTGTTCGTTCGGAGGTGACTTTATAATTACCGCTAGTCACTGCCTCGCCTTGTACTGTCATTAACCCGTTAACGATGTTGCCCGTCAGGTAAAGCTCTATAGGTGTAGGCGCATCGTCTGCGTACTTCACGAAAGGTAGCTTAATTAACGGGGCGTTAACGCCGGTGTCAGACAACTGGAGGGTGACTGCCGGTGTGAATCCTATCGTTACGTAGTACTTCCCGCTACTTTCTAACACACCACCGCCTGCCGAATCTGTGACAGTTACGCTGCCAATAGTTAGGATAGGTGTTGCGACAGGAGGCTCTTGGTAGGTTTGTTGCTGCCAACCTGTACCGCCAATACCTATCCTATACGTGTCGCCACCAACAAGATCCCCTTGTGTACAGTCCACCCACACACCATTAATTAATTTTTGCATTTTTATTCCCCTATTTGGTACATGTAATGTGTTGCGTGTACTGTCGGCGTAGTCGTACTAATAACAACAACCTCATCCACTTCACCATCTATATGCGGTATATAGCCCACGTTTCGGTAGCATGTGGAAGAGCTTTGATCGAAGTTTGCGGCACCTATAGCGAAGGAATTCGGGGTTAGGCTTTGATCCGGGGCGTTTAACAATATTTTTGCGTTAACTACAGTTCTGGAACCCACCGTTATAGTGACATCTGTTGACGCAGAAGCGCCTTGGTTTACCAAAGCACTAAGCCTTACGCGCTTCCCGGCGGGGGGGGTTATGGACAATAACGTCCCGTTAGAGCTAGCTGCGATAACGCCAGCTAGCGGCGCTTCATGCACTATAAACCCGCCGCCGCTTGCACCTACTTTAATCGTCATTTTTATATTCTCCAAGTATCAACGCCGTTAGACGTTAGTTTAATCGCTGTCGGCGATGTAAATTCAATTGTTGTGTCGCCGTTTATACTGTCGGAGCCTGAACGAATAACGCTAGGTTTAAACGCTTCAAAAAATAAAGGTTGCTCTATCTCGATCGAGGTGTTTGCCGTAACTGAGTTGGCAAGCGGCAACGGAAACGCTGAGCCGTCCTGTAGCTCGTTCGGCAGTTCTACCGTCAATTGTGCCGCCGCTGTGCGTGGTGCGACTTTTAAAGGTTGCGGTGTGCTCGCCCAGTCGTTAGATGCGGTCGTTGGCTCGCTTGCGGTAACGTCTGCCAAGTCGTTCAATAACTGCCAGTAAGTCCCGTTGTGTAGCACTGAAGAGGGCTTGCTTAACGCTCCCGTTAAGCTGGCCCACGTACCTTTAAAACTCGCGGCAGACGCTGCAAGTGCCGCACTGTCTGAGCTGTCTGCCGCGCTGGCCGCCGAAGCGTTAGCACTAACCGCAGCACTGTCCGCCAACACCCCCACCAGCACGGCGGTGTTGTTAATCTCGACTTGTGTCGCGTTCACTTGTGCCGCGAAGGTATTCTCCTCAGTAACGAGTTGATCCAAGCTGGCGACGTGCGCGTCAGCCTTCGGCACAAATACCGCAGGCGGATCTGTCCGAGCCGGTGCCGGTGGTAAAGGTGTAATTACTTGTGTGATAGCCATTAGGTCAGCCCCTCGACGTCAATACTTAATAATGATTTTGTGTAGTTGTTTAATACTATATTAAAATCGCGATAATATCCGTAAATAATTGTTGACGGGAAGTCGACCGAGCCGATCCACGTCATAGGCGTAGTTCTATACTCTGCTAGCGTATTCTCGATAGCCCCGACGAAGTTAGTATCTACCGTAACCGCGTAGTCTGAGCGTTTGGTAAAGTTGCGCTTAACTACTATCGGGTTGCCGAACGGGTCGCGCTCTTTGCGTGAGTAGTCCACAATACCGACGCCCGTACCGTACTCGGTGTCGCCTAGTTTACGCTGTGCGCCCATAGTTAAAAGCCCACATTTTGCCGTATTGCCTGTGTCTTCTACCGTGACTATAATATCAGCCAAGATAAAAGGCGGTAGGTCTAAAACGGCTAGGGTTTTCTGTCTTACAATCGGTTCGAAGTACCACGCGTACCAGTCGTTAACCCCGGAGGCGTCGACTAGCCCGAATGCCTCGTCGTAAACTACCCCGTCTACTGGGTCATTCATAACGATGCGTACCGTCGCGGCGTCAAGATTAAAAAAGCTCATACCATTAACCAGCGCCGACGGGGTTAACGTTACATTGATCTCGTCCGCTTGTTCCGTTTGATCGTTGATCTGGTCGCTAAACATTGCCCACCGATTCGTCGCACTTACCCGCGCCCAAAACACCGGGTTAACTAGGTCGTCGTCCTCGGGAATGTTGCCTAGGTTAGAATTTTGCAAGGACACGTAGACGGAGTGCACCCCGTCGGTGGTACGCATCTCGGTGTCGCCTTCGCTGTAGGACGTCGCTACGTCCCATTCGGCCTCGTCATTTTCGGGCACATCGGTAGCGATTAAAACCGCGTCGGTGACTTCTACAGGTCTAATTATAATCATTAGCTAACGTCTCTTATATCGGGTTGTCCGTCGCCGTCCCATCTACCCAACAGCTTAGCAGTTTTCGCGGAGCTAATCGCGATAGCTTTTAGCACATCGTCCGCGCTAAACTCGTTACCTCTAATCGAAGTAACCCCCGGGGTGACCGGTAGAGTGTGAGCGGGCGGTGGTGTTGGTATTACGGCGATCGGTGGGGTTATTCCCGGGTCTAGGTTCTTGATCTGCGTTTGTAGGTCTGCGATTGCTGCCTCTTGCGTGCCGGCTTGGTCGGCTATCAGCGCCATTACCGCTTCGGCGAACATGGCCTCGGCTTCTATCAAACTTTTTATACTTGTGTCGATACCTAGTAACGCGTCTAGCTGTTCGCGGGCATTCTCTAGCGTTTCTTCTAGTGCTGCGAATTCCTCGTCAAAGCGGCGTTGTGCTTCGGCTTCGGCTTCCGCCTGTAGCGCGTCGAGTATTGCGCTAGCTTCGTCAAAGCGGCGCTGTTCTTCCTCTTCGGCGAGCTTTTGTGCTTCGTTAAGTGCTTCGATCTGTCTTTCGCCGGAACGTTCTACCGCTTCGATCTGACTCTCTAGCATCATTAGGTTACGCTCGGCGGCGCTTAGCTGTCCGTCTGCGAGGTCTTTAAGTTCGCCGAGTTCGTTCGCTGTCCGCGCCCGCTCTTTCTGAAGGTCAAGCGCCGAGCCGAACTGATCCGCGTTAATGTTCGATAATGTAGAGACAGCGCCCTGAAGATCCGCACCCGCTAAACTGCCTCCCGCTCTTGCCGTCGCTATGGCGTCCTGTATAACGTTTCTAGCCTGCGTACGACCTATACTCGCTATTTGCGTGATCGCGCTGCCGAGTACGTTAGAAAGGCTAGCTAGGGCCGACACTTGGCCGTTAACTACGTCTAGTTGTCTCTCCATGCTGCCGATCTGCTGTTCCATACGCGCCTGAACTGCTGAGCGGCGACCCTCGAACACGCTCTCGATTTCTTCCATATTCGCTTTAAGCTGGTCACTTAACGCGTCACGGTGCTCGTCGAAGTTGTTACGTATGCCCGTTACGTCGTCTTTTAAGCGTGTTTTAAGTGCCGTCTGTTCTGTCTTGATCGCCTTGCTTAGTGTAGAGAATGCCGAACTCGCCGCGCGTTCTAGTTCACGGGTCGCGGCGGCGGCCTCTCTTGCCGCTTCGGCTTCAGCGCGTCGGGCTTCTTCCAGCTCTCTTTCTGCGTCGGCTGCAAGCTCGGCGGCGTCGTTCTCTAGCGTGTCGAAGTACTCGTCCATAGAGGGCACAAGCTCAAGCAATGCCGCGAATAAGGCCCGCCCGGCTTCCGTCGTTAGGTCTAAACCTTCGACCATGTCCCGGAAGTCGTCGCGGCTGTCAAACATTGAGAGGCCCAAACCTTCGACCGCTTCAGTTAACGACATTGTTAATTGTTCGAACTGCTCGGCCTCGCTAAAGAACTCGTTAAAAAATTCGCCGGTTAAATCGCTGAAACGTTCCGCGCCGCCGATTAATTCTATAATTGACTGAGCTACGTCGATTTGCATTACGTTAGAAAGCTCCGACAGGTCTATACCCATCTGAGCGATCGAGTCGTTAAATATTGCTTGCTCTACAGTGACCCGCGTCAACGTGTCGAACAGCCCCTCGCCTATCTTCTGGTACTCTGCGATACTTGGTACCAGAAATTCCGCTATAAGGTCCGCTTGCTGGCTAAAGATAGCCTGCAGCTCTTGCTCTATCTCTTCCCCGCTCAACCCTTCTAAGCTGATCTTACCTATGTCAACCTCGAAGCGAGACAGCGCCTCTTCCAGACTAACCTCTGTTAGCTCGAATGTCTCAGAGAAGCGCCCCGCGATACCCTTACCGAACTCGGCGAAGTCTTCCTGAGTTAGCGGCCCCATAAGCGTACTTTGCAAGATACTAACCGTTTCAAACCCGAGAAGTTCGGCGGACTGCAGCACCACGTCGCCTATATTTTGGAATATAGCGGCGATACCCTCGCCGAAAGAGCTATCTAGGTCCTGAAATTCTGTAGAGTTAGACACCTTTTTCGATAAGCCGAAAAATTTCTTTTTAGTCTTCTCTATGTCGAAGAACTGCGTAGCGTCCACCACGCCGCCGTCTATTATGTCGCCGAGGGTCTGCGCTATAAATTGAATGCCCGAGTCTGTAACTTTTTTCTTCGTCTTGCCGAAAAAGCTACTTAACACCGGCGCTATGAAGTTGTCGCCGAAAGACCCTAATATACTACTAAGCCCGAGTTTGTCCGCAAGGCCGATAATGCCGCTCCCACTCTGCGAGCTGCTTAAATCCCCCCCGAATTCCCCTAGGCCCCTAGACGCTATAAGGTCCCGCGCCAAAAGAGAAACCCCGCTGGCCACCGCGTCCATAGAGTCTCGGATCCCGCGTAACTCGGATAGCTGATCGATAGCTATGTCCTCGAACCTCTCCTGAGCGTTAAGTATGGACGCCGACTTGTCGGAACTACCTAGAACGGTGCCGGTGCCTTGTGTCTCTTGGCGGTCCGCTGTCGGGTCATACGAGGTACTACCGCCACCGCTGAAGCTACCCAACACGCTAGCCATTAAACCGATCATAGCTGCGGCGGCTGCGAACCCAACAGGGAACGGCGCGGCGGCGGCTGCGGTAACGGCTTCGACTGCGTTAGCGCTTGCCTTCGCGGTGCTGTTTGCTATGTGCGTTTGGGTAGCGGCAGAGTCAGCGAAAACTTTTTGAAGTATCATAGCTTGTTCGGCTATGCCTATAACCGTGTTAACTTGGTGTAGCTTCTTAGCGAGTTTTTCATTCTCCCCGAAAGCAGTCCCCAGCCCTTTGGTCACTTCTTTAGTGTTGCTGATCCATTTCACGGCGTCGCTACCGGCCGTTTTAACGATAGTATTGTTGGCTTTGCCGGTTTTCTTGATCTCGTCCTGTAGCTCGCGCTGTGCTTCTACGCCCTTAATGATACTAGACACCCATTTGTCCATCCCCTCGGAAGGTAACGGCTGCAGCATGGTGTCGATCACGTCTTGCCACGCGTTCGCTATGTTCTCGTTAGATAGTGTTAGATCTGTTTCAAGGCCCTCCGCCTGCTCTTTTAACATGCTGATCGACTCTTCTAGCTCTGAAGTGTCTAGCGGTTGCGGTTCGATGACTATATCGTCGAAAACGTCGAAAACGTCAGCGGCGTTAACTACACTACTCGCCCACCGGGCCAGTTCTTCGTCCTGTTCGTTTACCCACTCGATAAGTGATAGCTGTAGCTCGTCAAAAGTTAACTCAAAGCTAACGCCGAGCTGTTTTAGCCGGTCTTCCATAGTGTCGAAGCGCTCGGCAAACGTGAAAGCCGTAGCCCCTAACACCTTCCCGAATATCTCAAACACGCGCCCGGCGTCAGCATATACGCCCGCCACAGTTACGCCCGCTTCGATTAACGTCGTTAAGCTTTCGCGCACAGTATCGGCGCTTACTGAATTCTCGTTAAAGCGGTCGGTTAGCTCCGTGACGAAAGGTGCAAGGGTAGCGCCGATCACGTTGCTAGTAGCTTCAGAAATGGCGGACAATTCCCCTAGTGACGTTTTCATGTCGTTAAGGTTAGTTATGTCCAGCTCGTCGAGTACGATACCGAGTTGATCGGCTCTCTCGGCTAAGCGTTGGAACTCTTCGCCGTTGTTAGCTAGTAGCGGTTGTAATAGAGTAGCGTCGCTCGCTATCGCTTCCATGAAAAAGACCATTTCAGACTGTGAAACGTTAGCTTTTTCTAGGCTAGAAACGTATAGCTGTAGGGCGTCTTTGCCGTTTAGGTTGCGAAAGTTGTCTGCAGTAATGCCAACACGCGGGGCGATCTTCTCGAAGAAGTCTACCATGGGGCCCGCGCCGGTGGTCAGGAAGTCGCCGACCTTGTCCTGAGTGTCCTTTAAAATGTCGGTAAGTTTGTCTTGTTCTACGCCGTACGCCCGCGCAGCAAAGGCGGTACGCTGGAAGTCTTCGACGGATTGGTTAGCTAGTCGCGAGAGGTTGGTTATCTCCCGGGCAGCGTCTCCCGCTGATACGGTGATCGCCCCTAGGGCTGCTACGGTAGTTACTCCGAAAGCGGCTACAGCTTTGCCGGCAGCGTTAACCCCCTCGCGCATTTGTGCGGTTTTCTTATCGGCACCCGCGGCACTGTCCGCGATATTGTCTAAACTTTTCGCGCCTTTGTCTATGTCCGTAGTGTCGGCCTTGAGGCCTAAAGTAAATATGTCGGTCATTATTCCGGTGCCGGGCAGTCGTGGGCTTTAGAATTATTGTACTGCGAAACGTAGTGGAAAGAAAGCTCGCGTAGAATTTTTGACTCTTCGGCGTGTAGTTCCGTCCCGGTTAGTTCGGCCCATGCTTTGATGTCTACCCACTCAATAGGGGCGGCACCCATTCCGGTATTTTTCTGCAGGCCTAGTTCGTGCGCGTATTGTATTAAATACGGGGCGACAGTAACGGGGGGTAGTTCTCTGTTCGGGGATCGTTTCGAAAGAAGGTTAGCGCGGTTATTGTTAAGCGCCTTACCGTCGGGGCCTTCCGGTGTTACGGAAAGCCACGCGAGACGCTTAACATATAGAACTAGCTCGGGTTTAGCTCTTAAAAAAAATTACTGTCCTCTTGCATGAACTTTTCAGCCTGCAAGCGTAACCAGCGATAGTCGTCTTCCTGTAACGTTTCGATCAATGCTTTACGGTCGAACTTCTTCTCGTCCGCACCGTCGTAGCTCTCACAACAAGCACCGATTAGCATAGCGCTTTCTTTGATCGAGTCTTCCATTGATTGCTCGCCCTTTTTAGAACGGCGTAACATGGCGGCTATTGCGTTGCGGTACTCTTCCGAGTGTTTACCGTGAAGCATTAAGCTGATACCGTGATTTTTGCCGATCGTCGGGTTAGGGTGTACCGGTGTGAATTTTTGCGCTGACTTAGCGTTCTCGCCTATACGTAATTTATTAAACATTGTATTTACTCTCTTATCAGAAAAAGCGGGGCGGAGCTGATAAGACCCCCACCCCTAGCCAAAACGGCTTAAGGTGCTGCAACGTCGACAATATTGTCGGTTAATTCTAACGTAGCGTTAGAACCTATTACAGCGTCAATTGTGCCACCTACACGGGTGTACGACATAACAAGCGCGCGGTAAAATTCTTTACTGCCGTCTTGCTTAGTCTCCTCGAAAGAGGCTACTGTGTCAATCTCCGCGCCAAGCGCTAAAGACGCCATTAATAATTGTCCCGCGTCGGCTAGGTCTAAGCCCATAGATAGTGGGTAAGAACCGTAATTAACGGACCCTTTGAACTTTTGAACGGCTCGTTTATCTAGCGGGGAGTGCGTGACTAACGCACCCGCGCCGCCCTTTTCACCACTAGAAACGATCTCGCCTATCGGCGTAAACGTCAACGCGCCGAAGCCCGCCGCGTCATGTGTTGCGGGAGCTGCGATCGATACTGCTATCGACGTGTCCGCGTTAGTTTGTACGGTCATGATGTAACCCTCTTAATTAAGTTGACTTATAGCATTATCAATGAAATTTTGATAATTTTCAATAGATATGCGTAGCATACCGTTAGGCGCTTTCTGCGAGTGGCCTAGGAACTCGATAGACCTCGCGTACGGCTGATTATTTATTAGGTAGTATACGCCACCCAACGAAGCCCCGATCGCCTGCTCCACATCTTGCATTTGCCCGGAGTTGTTAGCGTTTAGTATAACACCGCTCGCCGGTGCGTCTGTAGTCGCTTGCCAATTATTCGCCAGTATGCCTTCTTTTACCGGTGTTTTGATTATTACGGACGCGCTTAGGTTGATCAGTGACTCGGTAGCGACTTCGTTAAGGTTACGCTTTTGCTTATCTGCGTACTTTCGGATATCACTAGCAAAACTCATATACCACGATACCGGATAGAAACAGGGACCCGGAAGTGTGTATCGTCAGTTATGGCACTGTTATCCCACACCTTCGATATGACCACCCGCGTAGTGCCTTCAATTAATGAACTACTACGGACAAAACGAGCCTTGAGCCGTTCTACCTCTTCGACGTATACCGCCTTACCTTGGCCCTTAGGCACATTAACAGTAACTTGATACAATCCCGCCAGTATGTCCGTACTACCTACACTACGGCCCACGCTAACGCCTTCAGACGGTAAAATGCTTTGCGATAAGTAGGTTTGTTGACCTTGGTCTAGCCCGACGTTTTCCCAGTCGATCTCGGGAGCGCCCGGCATATTAGCGAGGTGCCCGTCAAGTGCTGCGCGTAGCTCCGTGTCTTTCGCCATTACTTTCTCATTTGTGCAATAGTCAGGATAGTGCCGGACTCGTCCGGGTCGATGTAGTTTATCTCTAACACGCGCCACTTATTATATGTGTCGCCTATCAGTATCGCGTCACCTTGAAATAAAAGCTTTCTATCGGTCGCGCGTATTGTGGTCCCGTCTATCTCTTTGTTGCTGTACCCTACGAGTACGCCGACGCCTTCTACGTTAGTAGTGCCGCCACCTGAGAACGTACCGGCCTTGGGGTCGTACGTTGCGCCAGCTTCTGCACGTAACAACGTCAACGGGTTGCCGAACTCGTTAAGCAATCCCAGTACGTCGGCCCTAAGCTCGGCGTAATCGAAAGTAGACATTAGCAGTTACCTACGCGGCCAAAATTGCCACCAGTGCCGCCACGGGTTAAGCCGATCAAATATTTATCAGCTAGCGGGTAACTTCTCAGGCCGTAATATCCGCCGGTCCCGTCTTGGTACTCTGTTTCTGTTTCGATAACATCAACTTTCTTTTTAACCTTTTTCAGCGCGCCGGCGTCGGTAACGTCGGGCTGTATGTCGGTAACTAGTTGGCGCTTGGCGTACTCTGCCACCGCGTTTTTAAGCCGGTCTGGTATAGTGAAAGAAGGAATGATCCGCCCTTCGTCGTCCATTACGCCAGTGCGGGGCCAGTCGAGGGGTTGACCGGGTAAACTGATCGAACCTTTCCACGATGTATTTAAGTCCACATATTGCGTCGATATGACGATCGCCGCTTCTTTCTCCGGGTCCGTCTGCGATAGAGTGACATTACGGCTCGCCCAGTAGGCGTCGAGTTCTGCTACGGTCATATACGCGTTAGCGCCCGGAACTACCGATCCGTCTTCTACAATAAAAGCCATGGTTTACCCCTGAACGGTTGGGCTAGCTCCCTGCCGGCCCGTTAACTGCAATTTACTTTTTCTTAGCTGCGTCGCTTTGTTCTTGCATAACACGGGCGCGCACTTCAATTTCTAAGCGCGTTTTACGTTCAAGCTCTGCGATCTCGGCTTCTTCGGCTTTCACCTTGGCTTCGATTGCTGCTAGCTCTGCCGCTTCTGCTTTCGCTGCTGCTAACTCTGCCGTTAATGATGTAAGCTTAGGCGCTTTAGTAGCGACCATGTCTTCCGGGTAATCGTTGGCGTACTTAGCGTCTACAATTTTTAAATTGTTTTGCATAGCTAACGTTTTCACGTCTTCTTTAAACTGCCCGATAGGGTGGGCCACTAGCCATATTTTGCGTACGGCGCGCTTTCTTAGGTTTGACATAATATAGATCTCGACTTAAAAGGGATTTAGGCGGGTCGTGTAGACCTCGCCACTATTTCAGGCTGTTATAGTGCTTCGTCGCCGATTAACACTACGCCCGCCGTATGCTTGATACTGTCCGCCACTTGGTCCCAGTTTGAACCGGTCCCGATGTCGGTGTCGTCGGGCGATTGTCCGCCGTTCACAGTGTCCCACGTAAAGCCCTTCATATTTAAGCCGAAGGTGTAGTCAGCTTGGAACGTGGTAACTATACGTTCGTTGCCGTTCTTCGTCTCTACGTTGGTGATTACGTCGGCGTTATCGCTAACAGTAATCGCACCCGCTACAAGGCCTAAAACGTGCTGTTTATTAGGGGCACCCGCTACGCGTAACGCTGGTGAGTCCGTAACGATAATCGGTCGACCTTGGCCGAACGTCGTACCATTGCGAACAGCGATCCCGCCAATCTCGAACAGGTTGTTACTGTTGTCGATAGCTTGGCCGACTAGCTTATGGTACGAGTTGCCGGTCATGATCAACGCTTGCACGTTTTGCGACGCATCACCGAACAGCGCTAACGTATCGTTAATAGCTGTCTGAGATATTGGCGCGGTGGCCGATACGTCGTTCGTCAATGCGGCTACATTGCTGATAGCAGCTACAAGAGCTAAGATCGCAGTGTTAAGCTGGTCAGCGATCAAAGCTTCCACGAAGTAACGCGCGGCAACCGTTAAGCCTTCTTGTGTCGGCTTACGTAGCCATGACATTTGACCCGGTTCGAATTGCAAAGGACCGAAGCCGCCCGCTACTTTAACGGTTGCGTGTTTGCCTTGTGTAATATCCACAGGCGCTACAACACCGTTAGCGGCGAAGCGGTCCACACGGCGTTTATTGCTGTGCAATGCGTTATAAAAAGACTGTTCAAAGAACGAGCCGTCGAAGCCTTCGCCTGTTAATACGATGGTATTGTTAGACGCGGCGTTAAATTTTTCCACTTCTTGCGGAAACATTTCGGTAACAAGGGGCATAATATACCCGTTGAATACTTGCATGACTGATAAAGACATGGCGGTTTACTCCTGTTTTAAGGTTAATTTACTGGTAGTTCGCTAAATCCGGGTATTGTTGTCCCGTATGTTTTTCCGTCAGACTCGCCACCGGCTCCGCCTTTGCCTAAACCGCCCTTGCTCTGCACCGCAGACACTAGAGACGGGTATCTCGTTTTTAAACTTGCTTTGTACTCGGTGACGGTTTGCGGCGTTGCTTTGCCGTTCTCGTCTAACACAATGACCGATCCGTCTGCCTGTATTTCTAGGTCGGCGTCCGCCATGCGTTTAAGTATGGCCCGATTCGCTTCGGTAGCGTTAGCGGCTACGTCTGCGACTAGGGCGCTTTTTGTTTGTGCGTTAGCCTTATTCTCGGCGTCGGTAATACGCTTCTGGTAATTGGCTTCTGTCTCGTCGACCTTCTTCGTAAGGTTGGCGATAATTTCTTGTTGGCGTTGCGCTTCGGTAAGACCTTTTAGGCGGTCCGCTTCTGCCGCGTCCTTCGCTGCTTGGTCTGCTGCGCTCAGCTCGTCAAGCTTTGTTTTCATGTTGGCGGTGTCGCCTGTCAGCTTAGTAACGTCGCCTTGTAGCCTAAAGTTGTCCTTTTTGGCCTGTGCAAAGTCTTTATGTAAATAAACGGTAGCGCCGTTCTCTTCAAACTCTACAAAATCATTAGTTTCATTTTCTGGGATATCTTTCTTTTCTGCGTATTGAATAGCCATTGTTCCGAACCTCGGGTTAATTTAAGTTAGGCGTGAACCTCACGCCTTACGCATATAATAGCACCACCGTACAGAATGTCTACACCTGTCCGTTAGCCTCTAACTCGTCTAGTATTTCGTTACCGGTTTTAGTTAATACCCCGCCGCGCTCTAATTGTCTTAAAGCTTCGGCACGGGTGATCACGTTTTCACGTAACTCGCCCAGTACTGCCGCCCGCTCCTGAGCTGTCAAAGAGATAGCCACGAATTCACGCGAAAGTTGCACCGTCACGTCTTCAGCGCTAGAGCCATCAAACAACGCGGCCCACTCAAGGACCCGGCGGTAGCTCTCTTCGATATTCTTAGCTAGTGTAGACAACACGCCTTTTTTCTCTGCGCTGTTAATGCTGGCCGCGGTCGCTGTGTTGGCGCTTTCGCTTTCTTCACTAAACACGCCGCCTAGTGCTATGATCTGCTTCTTGTTCTCTTCCATGTATTTAAAAAGGGCGTTGCTGTCCGCTTCCCAATTCAAGTACCCTGCCTCGGCGTCACCAAATAACGGAATATGAGCGCCAGCCCCTAAGATAATTTGATCGCGCCCGGTGGCCTTCTTGTATTGCTCGAATGACTGCTCGGTCCACCCCTTCGTGTAGCTGGTAGGCTGTGCGGTTAAGCGTAGCGACTCTTTTAGCAGTGCACTAACTTGGTAACGGTGAATAGCCTTAGAGCTAATAGGGTCGATGTAGCCTAGCTGTTTAGGCACGTCGCCGATCTGACGTTCCGAAGAGTAGACGATCTCGAAAGGTATCTCGCGCAGTTTCTTAGAGTTAGCAAGCGGGTACACTAACTCGGACCATTTGCCTTCGGTGCCCTTCTTGCCCGATACAATGTAGCGGCGTTGGAAATACTCGCCGTCTTTGTCTAAGGCTAAAAGTAAATATGACTTAACGACGTCTTGACTAAACCCGGTAGACGTCACGCTCTCAGAATCAAAAACCTGCAGTTCTGACTCACACAATATAATTAAATTTAGTTGCTTAGTGCCGTTAATAACGCGATAAGACCAGTTAACAATACTTTCACGCGGGTAATGTTTGATAGTGGCACGTAGGCCTTCGTCTTTGCGCTGTTGCTCGGTTATCTCTGAAGGGTCCACGCCGGCGAGGTCTGAGTACTCGACTAGTAAACCATGGTACCGCATTTGTAAACATTCGGACGCGGTCAGCTCGATAGACTGAGCAAGGCCCGCCCCGTTGCCGTCTGCGTCGTTAATCAACTCGGGATCTACGCCGTCTACCTCAAGAGTAGGCGCAACGCGGAACATAGCGCCCACTAACGTGTCTAGCGTGTTGCCCGGTATGTTTTCATACTCCGCAAACGTTTTGTACGATACGTAGCGCAGTTGCTGCTCGTCGCTGTTGACTTCTTGCGGGTCGGTGCAAGGGTGCGGCAAGTATTTAACGCCGGCATTTTTCACCACGTCTTCACCGCCGACACTATCGCGCATACGCATAACGCCCGGCTTAGTAGCTATGTACTGCGGGTGCTCCCATTGGGCCTGCGTGCTATTCGTTTGAACTGTCATGATTCCGCCTTCCTGTATGCTCTCTCGCCTGCGTTAGTTTCTTTTAACTCTTCAAGTGTTAGTTGTCGCCCTGTCATGTCGGTAAACCGGTCGATCTTCAGGTCGCCGTCTACGAACAGTCTAGCGCGTTCCTTGCCTAGTGTCGATTCTATAAACCATCTAGGCTGACGGCGTAACCATTGGTCGCTAGTTACCTTAGCTTCGATAGTCTGTATGTCGAATATGTCCGCATCTTTTTTGCCCTTGTATGCGACCTTCTTATCGGTGCGGCCCTGCTTAGTCTCGAATTCTTCGGCAGCGTTAGCGCCCTTCTGTCCGCCTACGGCTGTCCGCTCAGTGTTAAGAGGGTCAAAGCCCTTAGTTTTAAATATGTACTGTGATCGCTCGTTAAAGTGAAACGGTAAGTTAGGGAACGGCTCGTCGGTTGGGTAAAAATTTAAGTGACGGCCTAAGCATATCGTAGTAGTGGCATTGTCTAGGGTAGCGAATAAGGTACGGCCCTCGATCAATGATTTGTTTTTCTTGGCGAACTCGTCGCGCGCTACGTTGGCATAATGCGACACGCCGGTACGTGCTAACGAGTCAGCGCCGGCACGTGCTTTGCCGTTCAGGAAGCCGCCCTCAAATTTGCCCGTTTTACGATTGAACGACCCGCGTAACTGCTTAACTATTTCTTGCTTAGTTAGCCCGTTGTTAAAACCTTCCCGTACTACCCCCGCTATGCCTCGCATCGTATTATCGAGGTTACGGCGTACGAATTGCGCCCACGTCCCGGACTGAGATACGTCGGTCGTCAACGTCATAACGGCGGTTTTAGTGCTGGCCTCGATCTGCTTGTTTGTTGGTGGTACCAGCGGGTCAGGGGTATAGTCCTGGTAGACGCCGGTAACTGCCTCGCCTTCAATCTTAGCCATTTTTAGCAGTTCGTCGCTAATGTCTCGCCACATCGTCGACCAAGTGGTACCAAACTCGGCACGCATTGCGATCGTGAGTTTGTTAACGTCTGCGGTCGTCATGTCGTCGAAGTCGTAGTCGGCCATTATGCGGGGCAATGAACGGCTAAGCTCTTGCGTCGTTGGTGCCACTTCTGTCCTTTCCAAATGAGTGCTGTAACGGTTCCGGTTTGTCTCCCGTCTCAGCTCTTCGTCTAGTATGTCGTTACTCGCCATAGTGACCCTTATCAGTGGGGGTTAGTTTGCCGACCTAACAGACCGGCGAAAAGTCTAGATTACCAAGACACTTAGACGTTAATTCTACAGGTAGGCCGGGCGCTTGGAAGCCGTTAACTTCCCAGTACTGCGAACTAGTCTCGCCCGTGCTACCGAAAAAGAGGTGCAGTTCGGTAGCGCTCACTACCACCACGTCGTCCGGGTCGTCCGCGCTGTTACGGTCGTCCGCGCCGAATATGGCCTGAACCTTGTCGAACGCCGTAAGGTCTACGGGGCCGCCGAATAAAATCACAACGGCGTTACCTTTACCCTTAATAACTTTGTTTTGTGTAGCCATTACGTAGCCTCGAATAGTTTGTCAGTCACGTCGACCGTGAAGTCTTCCCCGTCTAGTAGCGTTAAACTAGCGCCGCGATCCCAATAGCTGATCAGTAGCCCACCCGCTGGCGTTGAATTGTAGAACACCACATAACGGAAAGGACCCATAGAACCACCCGCCGCCGTGAATACTACGTCGGTTGTTACTGCTAGCGTGAACAACCCCGCAACCTGTGCGGCACTGTCGATCACGACCGTTTCGCCGCCTGCCGTGTAGCCGTTGCCCGCCGCTATTTCTGCGGCAGTTAACAGCACGTTATCGGAAGCGACTACCGGCGCGCGGTTAGTCAACGCTATTTTAAAAGTATCATTCGCGAAGTCATGTTTTTTCGTGTGAATGTCTGCTACTGCTTTCTGGTATTTCGTGTACGTTGCCATGATCTATTCCTCTTTAAATTTAACTGTCCACGCGTCCGCATAGCGGGGCACCACGTCAACGGCTTTGAATCTTGCCGTAATTCGGCCTATAACTTGGACCGTGTCGCCCGAGTGCGCCAGTTGAACACTTACGCCGGTCAGTGTGTACGTGCCTGCGTCTGCTACGATAACATAACTAGCGAAAAAGTCGACAGCCGCACCCGTTAGGGCGTAACTACCTGCGTCTGCCTGTGTTCTGCGTTGCGCCGTAAGCTGCACAGCCGCACCCGTTAGGGTGTAACTGCCTGCGTCTGCCTGTGTTCTGCGTTGCGCCGTAAGCTGCACAGCCGCACCCGTTAGGGCGTAACTGCCCGCGTCTGCTGTGATCGTTTCGCCCGGCCCGCCTATAACGAGGCCCACAGCCGCACCCGTTAGGGCGTAACTACCTGCGTCTGCCTGTGTTCTGCGTTGCGCCGTAAGCTGCACAGCCGCACCCGTTAGGGCGTAACTACCTGCGTCTGCCTGTGTTCTGCGTTGCGCCGTAAGCTGCACAGCCGCACCCGTTAGGGCGTAACTGCCTGCGTCTGCCGTAAGTACTTCGCCCGGCCCGTCAGGGTCCACCCACGCACTAGTAGTCCAAAATGTAGACGGGTCGGTCTGGTTGTTGTATTTAGCCAGTACGGTATCGTTATCGTCGTAAGTATTTGATAAAAAATTGTCACCTATCAGCCCGCCGTAAAAGTTGTTAGTCCCTTCCGTTAACGCTCCGATGAAAGTATTGTGTAGCGTGTTCGGCGTACCTACGTCGGTTATTATGCCTCCCTGCTGCACCCCATCTCGGAACAGTTTGACGGTGCCCCCCGTTCTCGTTACGGTCAGCATTTGCCAAACTAAAGCAGAAGCGGCGCCCCTTGTATTGCCCGATGTGGCGTAGCCATCCCAATTGTATGATGAACCGCTTAGCCCTAAGTACGTCCGCCCCGCTTCAGGGCTCACCCAATTGCCGATCACACCTTGGAAGCCAGACAGGTCGTCGGGCCGTACCCACACGCTCTGAGTGAAATCACCTACCGGTAATATTGCAGCGCCTAAGTCGATACTAGAGCTCGCACCATTAAATCTTAGTGCGTTTCCTATATTTCCTGCCTCTGCCGTAACTGCGTTTGCTGTAATTGATGTTTGATTACCTGAAGAGTCGGTAGGCGTGGCACTTTCCATGTGCATTCTATTTATTTCGCCGACATAAACGGCATTGCGGCCAAAAGCCGCACCGACTGCCGGCTGTGCCGTGGCGACCGTATCAGCTTCGATATAAACGGTACTAGCAATGTTAAGCGTGGGGCTTACACCCCAAACCTGTATGTCTGGCGCGCCACCAGTAACAAAATTCACCACTTCGATTGGTATTCGGGTCGTTTTAGTGCTGTCCGTGTAGCAACGTAAATTCCCGCCACCGTTTAAAATAGAGGTGGCACCACCGTCAACGGCAGCCGCAGGGAAGTTAGCAGCCGTAGCAAGCCACACAAAATTTGTTTGTGGGCTTGGAATTTTACCAATGTTAACAGTTATTGTGCAGCCGTAAGCCATTAGATTAAACCGTTAGAGTATCCCGTTAAGTCGATGTTATACTTTGCGACCAGCTCGTCCGCTGTCATTGTGCCTGCTTTTACCGCGAGCAGGTCCGCTTGTTTAGCTGCAACATCTGAGAATTGCGCTAGGAGTTGATCTACCCCAACCCCCATAATTGCTAGTAGTTCAGCGTCAATTGTTAAGTCTGGGTTTTTACGCGCGTAAGCTTGATGTTGGATCGCGGCTGCTAAATCGTTGTTTAATGAAGCAATAGAGCGTGCTACGCTTGAGGATGTGGCTTTTTGATTAAGCATGTACTGGGTTAATTTAATTTGCTGTAAGCTGTTCATTAGTGTTTCCTCATTGCTGGCGCTATTTCGGCGCGTGCGTTAGTTGCTGCCCGGTAGCGTAACGCGTCGTAGTCGTGGTCTTCCTGATCGGTGTCTACGTCGTCGGGCTTCTTCGTGTCTCTCGATAATATCACGACTTAATACCTTTTCATAGGAGGCATGATCGTCGGCCTAACGACGGGGAAATCCATAGCGATAAAGTACCCTCCTGCGTCGTTCGCGTGGTCGAATCCGCTCGTTTTGTCTGGCTCGCCGTTAGTCGCATACGCTTGCTGCTCTAGCCCTTTGGTGTAGTTCGGGCACAACTCCGTGTTGACTTTGTACTTACGTTCGCCCTTAGCGTTGCAAAATGCCGTGTTCATAGCCGTTATCCGCGACTTTACGCGTGGGTTTGCAGGGTTAACGTTTACGATGAAACCCGCTTGTTCCAGTAGTGCGTGGTCGTTCCTGTCTGCGTCTAGAGTCTTGCGGTTTTTGCCGCTGGCGTCAGGGTATATCGTGACGGGGCGGTCAGGGTACCGGTCTTGTATCGCAACGATCATCGAGGGGGTGTCGTATAGGTCGTAAAACTCCCCGACGGCCCTCGGTTCTCCGTCGCGCAGTACGTGAACCACGGCGGCCATGTGCTGCACGTTAAAATCCATACCGATCAATAACCCTTCGTACCCGTCCTCTGTGTCGTCGGTAGCGTTAAGTACTCGATTAAATTGAGGGTACACAGGGCCACTCGTCAGGTTGACGAATTGCCCGTTAAGATATGCGCTCACTAACTCCGCGCTGTATGATTCTAGTAAACTGTCGATGTAGTCGTCAGGTAGGTTGATTGCGTTCTCGTACGTGCTCGCTTGCACCATGCTGTATGATTCTTTCGGGTTATCGGCGAAACGGTCATGTACGAACCTAAAACCTTCGGGCGTTGTGGTTACGCCGACGCCGTTAACCACGCCGTCAATTTTGACACGTAGCCGAGCGATTATCTTATTCCATGCGTGTTTCGCCTTGGCGGGGTCTAGTGTGTCTATTTCATCGACTAAAGACCGAGCCACTTTGTAGCCGATAATGCCCCCGGGTTTATCCATTGAGCGGCAGATAATCTTCCCATACCAGAACCCGTTCCGGTAGATGTCAACCTCTTTATTGCTCACATGCACGTCGACGGTGAACCCTAGATACTCGGCCGCCTCTTCGAATGTTGGGTAAAATATGTCTCGTATGGCTGCGTATGTTGGCCCGTAGTACGCTTGTGCATACCCCGGTTGCCTCGCGGCGAATAGGAGTAGGTCGAGGCAGCCTACGAAGGTTTTACCACTCCCGAAGCCGCCCACGAACGCCCTAAATTTAGTGTTAAGCCCGTTTAAAAAAACGTTTTGTGGGGCACTAAGGCTTGGCATTTGTCACCTGCACTTCGGCTTTTGCCTCTGCCACTTCGAATACTATGTTAAGCGGTTGTACTTCGCTTTTGTGGTGTTGTGCTTCTTTGTCCCACGCCTTAACGGCGACGTGTCGCCCTAACAGCTCTAAGTTTCTCGCTTTATCGGGCCACTTGATCTTCTCGACTAGTTGTATGAGGCGTTCGGGGTCATCCGCAGCCCGCACCAGCTTACCAAAATCTAGTCCGCTGATCGAAGTGCGCCACGGTTTAGGCCAGCGCTTAACGGGGAGTAAAACCCCGTTGTCGTCCATGATGTCGGCAATGTCTAGTTGGTCTATCTCTACAACACGGCGCAGAACGTAGTCAGCGTCGATTTTTAGGCGTTTATTCCTCGCGGCAATGGCGTAGGCCATATATTGCCCTACGGCGGGGCAGGTGGCGTTCTCAGAGCCTCGCTGCCTGCATTGGTCATCCGGGTATCCCGCCTCTCTGGCGGCCCTCGACATGTTCCAATGCGTTATATAATGATCAGCCCATAGTTTCTTCTGATCGGTAAGTCTTGCGCCTGCCATGCCTCGAACCTCGATAAATGGTAACTGAGCCACCGGCTCTTCAACGTAGTGTACACCACGATCAAAAGGACCGCAACGGCGACGCACTAGCGCATATAACTAAAAGGCATAAGAGAGCCGCGCTTATAACCGTAACGCTTTGTAACACTACGTAACGTTTCGCCTAATCTTCTACAGGCCCCGCCGGTCGTACGTTGTAACGTTGTAACGCTTAAAAGTGCTATATGTTATATATTATATGCTTATATACCCCCCTATATTTCTTTTATTATTATTATTATATAGTTTAAAGGTAAAAGAAGCGTTACAACGTTACAACCCACGCCACCACTGGCCCGCAGAGAATCCGAGAAGCGTTACAGTAACGTTACAGAAGCGTTACACCCCACAACGGCTATAACAGAGCGCCTGATATGCGTTTTAGTTATAAGCATAGTAGAGCGCCTGATAGAACGAAACAATATAAGGCAGGGTTTGACATCGGGGGAGTCGGCGTTTATAGTTATGTCTGTTTTAACGATTATAACGGCTAAGGGCGCGAAATGTCTAAACCTCACATAGTGAAAAAAGCGGGTAAATGGTGGCGGTTCTTCGACCGTAAGCACTACGTAGATTTTGTAGAATTTGCGAGAGTGAGTACACTACACCCGGAGCGAAAAACCGAAACGGTACTAGACCCGGTTTGCTTAACGCCTTCTTATTTTAGAATGCCACATTACCGACCTAGCCACTGAGGACCACAGCATGAACGACGGCACGGGCTTAGCCCTATTTCTAACTGTAGTAGTGGGGGGGTTGTTATTAGCGATACTGTACCGCCCGAAAAACGAACAACGTAAAACACTCCGCCGCACCGGTGACTCTACCCTAAGGAAAAGAAGATGATAGACGACGCGAAAAAAGCACTAGCAGGCCTTGAAGTAATGACGGCTATACTTGAGATTGTCAACGCCCGCCGACCTGACTTAATAGAGCAAGCGGCCGAGAAAGTTCTAGGCGTTAAGACCGACATAGGCGACGCAGAGTTCAACGCCATTTTAGACAAACGCGCCGAGGCTATAACCCACTTCGACAAATACCCTGACCGTGTAACGGAGAACGCGCTGGCCGGAGTTCAGGCCGCCTTCGTCATTTCTGAGAAGCGGGTAGCTGACTTAGAGAGCGAGCTGCGCCGTATAAAAAGATACGCAGAACACGGGGCGGAACGTTTAGAAATAGTACAATGTTGTGACGCGGTGCTAAAGTAATGAAAGTTCTACTAGTAGGCTGCCCACTTGACGGGCAACGTGTAGGTGCGACGCATATCGCCACCGCACGGGAGATACTAAGCCATGAATAACGAAGATCCACTACTAAAAACCGCAGAGGTACAAGCGCTGTTAAACGTAGGCCGCGACTCCGTGCTGAAGCTTATCGAAGACGGCAAACTAAGAGCGACTAAGCTCGGCCCTAAAACAATAAGAATATTTAAAAGTAGCGTTGACGCGCTCATAGAAGAAGGCATAACAAATGATAAATAACTTAGCCGTACAACTACGCGCGGCCGGGTTAGGTGTTTTCCCTTGTAGTGCGAACAAAGCCCCGGCAGTACCGAAGGGCGTAGCATGGCAACAAATAGCCCTAGGCGATCCGCAGAGTATTAACTGGCCTAGCGGTCTGGTCGGTTTACCGATCCCCGCCGGCGTGGCTGTTATCGATCTCGATACATACAAAGGCGTAACCCGTGAACACGTAGAAGCCGCAATAGGGGCGACCCTCCAATGGGACGCAGCACTGATACAGACCACGCAAAACGGCGGCCAGCATTATGCGTTCCGCACCACATGGCCCGTCATTCAGGGCACTAACATAAAAGTAGAAGGCTTCGACACAAGGGTGGCCGGTAAAGGCTATATTTGTTCTGGTGACGGCTACACTTCTGTAGGTTTTGGCCCTTATGCCCTGGCGCACCCTTCCGGGTTGCCTGCACTACCTGACGCTTGCCGGGCCGTATTGGAGCATAAACCGGCCGCCCCTACTGAACGGGCAGTACTCCCTGAAGGCGACAAAGACGTAGAAACTATACGCCAAGCGCTGCAACATTTAGACCCGGGCTGTAGCCGTACGGAATGGCTTCGCGTTGGTCTGGCACTACGCCACCAATTCCACGACGACGAGGCGACAGGCCTCAGTCTGTTCGACGCTTGGAGTAGCGGACAGCTATCAGGCAAAGACGCACCCGAAAACTACAGCGCCGAAACGATGGATCAACAGTGGGGCAGTTTTAAAGCGGAAGGCGGCGTGACTATTGCGACGTTATTCTACTCGGCCATATCGGCAGGCTGGACACCACCGGCAGGCGTTGACACCTCGGCAGCATTCGGCGGGACCGCAGCATTCGGCGGGACCGCAGCAACGGCGGATCAATTCGATCAACTTGTCGACGACATAACCGAGAACGGCGGCAACCCAAAAAGCACAAACACCCTGATCACGGCCATACAGGCGGTACAGTGTAACGAGCTTCAGCGGGGGATCTTGCTGGCGACACTTCACCGCGAACTTAAAGAAAACGGCCTGTTAACTAAGGACGTTAGAAAACTGCTAGAAGGTAAGAAGCCGCCACGCCCACAAGGCGAGTACGGCCAAAACCACACCGAAAACGCTACCGTATTTATAGACACGCACTACCCTAACGGGACGATCTGCCGTAGTCAGCAAGTATGGTACGTGTTCAACGGTCAAGCATGGGAAGCGAAAGACGACAGCGACATAAAACACGCCGTAGCGATCGCACTGGCCCCAAGTATGCCGCAGCACGCCACCGTGTCGGGTACGTACTCAATGATGGAAGCACTAGCGGGCAACCCTGGGAAGAAGATCGGCGACACACCGAAAGGCATAGTGTTAACCCAAAACGGGGCGCTCGACCTGAACACCGGCCGACTAACCGGACACCATAAAGATTATTTTACTACTAACATTTTGCCGTATAACTATAACATTCAAGCGCGGAGCACTACCTGGGGCGTTTTTCTTGATCAGGTCTTTGAAGGAGACGAAGAACGTATCGAATTACTACAGGAATGGTTCGGGTACATGATGTCGACTAGCTACGATTATCAAAAAGTTATGCTATTGCTAGGCCCTAAGCGTTGTGGTAAAGGCACGCTCGGGCAGATATTGAAGTTATTAGTAGGCCGCCAAAACTACAGCGGCGGCACACTGACAAGCTTCGCGGACGACGCCTTCATTGAAAGCCTACAGACAAAGACCGTTATGTTTGTCGGTGACGCGGCGAAAAACATACCGCGCGGCGTGGTTGACTATGTGACCGAACGCATAAAAGGTATCAGCGGGTGCGACGACCAGACGTTCCGCCGTAAATATAAGTCTACGCTGTCCGAGCAGATACCGACACGCATAACGATAGCAAGCAACCACGTCCCACGCCTTTTCGACGACTCGGGTGCACTGGCTTCGCGTTTACTCGTTATGCCTATGAACGTGTCCTGGTACGGCCGCGAAGATCCTACACTGTTCGGCCGCTTGGCTAAGGACATAGAGGGGATCGCTATTTGGGCGCTGCAAGGGTTGGCCCGTTTAAACCAGAACGGCCGCTTTACCATACCGGCAGCAAGTCAAGCCGAAACGGATTACATTAGCGAAGCATATAGCCCGCTTCGAATGTTCTTAGACTCTGCGTGTATCATGGGCGGCGCCGACTTCGTAAGCGCCCAAGACGTATACGCAACGTATAAAGCGTGGGCCGTGCTAAACCAAGAGGATCACATACTGCCGCGCCGCACATTTATCGGCTCATTTAAAGACGTAACGCGGGGCACGGGGATCTCCTACGGACCGCACAGAGTAAACGGCGGGTCGCCGGTGCGAGGATTTAAAGGCGTAATTCTGCGCGAGCTCGGCCAAGGCGGCAGCATACCCCTAACGGCTGTAAAATAATTTAACCACTGATAAGGAAGTAAGCATGAAAATAGTAATGAAGTTTAGCAAATCGACTAAAGGTACTCACGTCTACGCGGACAGTTCCGACGAAGCCCCGGTACCGTCAATTTACATCAAACGAGGCGCGCTACCTAAAACACCCCCGCCGACAATCACACTAACGATAGAGGTAGAAAGCACATGATAGGTGTTAAGTACGGGAAATGTGGGTGCGACCTTTGCTCGCCCGCCAGCACCACAAGCAAGCATGTAATGATTGACGTAGAGTCGTTAGGCAATAATAACGACTCTCAACTACTAAGTATCGGCGCTTGTCTATTTGACGGCAAAGGGGCCATATTGCGGACGTTCTACCGGGTCATTGACCTAGAAGAAAACACGCACGTAAAAGCCACACCGTCGACGCTGGCGTTTTGGGTCGACCAAGGGCCGGGCCTGCTTGAGCTATTGAACGACCGGGACCGTAAACCCGAGTTTGAAGTACTCTACGACCTTGCCGCGTGGATCTCCGAAATAGGTAACACCGTCGAGCTATGGGCTAACGGGGGTAAGTTCGACATTAGCACCCTAGAAAGTCTATACAAGTCTTACGACTCGCCTATACCGTGGGAATATAACGCCGACCGCTGTATGCGTACGCTAAGATTTTTCGCCGGTAAGCTCGACATAGATTACGAAGGCAGACCACACCACGCACTAGACGACGCAGTCTGGCAAGCTAAATACGTCGCGGCAGCATGTGAACGCCTAGGGCTAACGCTATGACCGTCGGCCAGAGTAAAAAACAATCACTAGCTGAAGCCCTGCTTAACATACTGATCGGGTATACTATAGCTATACTGGCACAGTTTTTAATTTTCCCACTCTTCGGCATTAACCCGCCGCTAGTGGATAACTTACTAATAGGCGCGTGTTTTACCGTCGTGTCATTGGTCCGTAGTTACGTTATAAGACGTGTATTTAATAAATGGAGTAAATCATGAAAAAGAAATTTCTTAGCATGTGTATAACCGCGATCCTTTACCCGGGCACACAGCCACGATGGGAGCGCGACCTAGACGACAAAATATTCCAGTTGTATTGGACGTCACCGAAAAACTAACCGAGGGCCGCACTATGAGCACAGAACACGAAGCGATCAGATATGGCGACGAGTACCAGTGCCCTAAGTGCGGCAAAACTTGGGAAGTGAACGACCCGGAGCCGCCGCCATGTTTAACCGCTACCGACCACCTTAGGGATATACGGGAAAAATTGCACGATGCAAAACGATCTAAATAAATATTTTTCATTAAAGGACCAGATCGCCACCCTAGAAGCTGAGATCAAAAGGCTAGAAGGAAGGGTGCGAGCTGAGCAAAAAGCGAAAAGCAAATGGAAGAGCAAGTACGAAGCTGTTAAGCCTGAAGCTAAGAGCCGTAGACTAGCCAAAAATCAAAAAGCCTACGATATGATAGCCCAACGAGAAGCCGGCGAAATAGGCACCAGTCTGGCGGATATAGGGCGAGAATGTGGCGTTAATTACGGTACTCTTAAGCACATGGCCTACGAGTACCGCCAGCTTATACGTAATTAAAACCGTTTAACTTATAGAACACCGCTGAAGCACTCGGAGCACCCACCACCCCCGCAGCCAGTAGCGCCGCACTCGGTACAGTATGCAATAGATCCGCGTCCGCTACGCCCGTCGTAGGGTCTAACGGATCGCCACCTACAGAACTCTGCGCCCACCTATTACGGATCAAAGTCCCCGCAGTAAAGAACACCGGCGAAACATCAAAGAAAATATTAATAGTACTGTTATTAGCTATACGACGGTTAACCGAAGCGCCAAGCCCGAACCAGTTCGCCCCGCCGTCTAATGACGCTTGAGCTTGGAAGAACGCCTCAACGTCCCCCGGGTTACTGGCTTTAGCTACTTGAAACGTTTGTTTAACCATCATAGGCCCGGTTTTATTAACCGTTACTTCGCCGTTAGCTGCGACAGTCAAGATCCCGTCAGGGTCCGTTCCTCCCGCGCCTAGAGTGACATTAGTCAGAACATCGAGAGCCGGCCCGGGTTGGGTAGCTAGCTCCGAATACCTCGCGGCTTCTACGTAGTACGGCTCTTGCCCCGGCACTACCCCGCCCGTAGCTATTAATATTTGTTCTAAAAGTTCGTTACGTGTTGGCTTACTCATTATAGCGCCCCTAGCCAGTCGGCTAACAGTTGGTTACGGTTGTGCGGGTCGGTTACTGTACCGCCCACGGCCAGGACTATGTCCGCTAGTATTTCGTTTTCTGTTCGCATGTCAAACCCTCCATAGGTCCCCGCTACAAGTATACACCCATAAAAAAGCCCCTGCAAAGAGGGGCGTTTAAATTACACTTTTGAGCCGCACCGGCAACAGCGCCAGCCGCCGAAACTGACGGACGAGAGTAGCCATACAGGCAGCCAGATCCCCGCCGTAAGTATTGATAGTATTAAGTGTAAAATGTGGTTAGGTCCCGGACGTTCGGCCATAACCTTTTCTTTACAGTGTTTGCATAGTTTACTAGTCTTTTGAGTCGCCATTGTGACCCCCTTCGGTGTGGGTTAGTTTAGTAACCCCGTCGCATTCTTTGATCTGTTCAACAATGAGCGCCACGGCGTTAAGCGTTTTTAATGTACGTTTAAAATTCTTCTCGTCTACGTCGTGAAGGATCGCCGCCGTTGCCAGCGGGCGGTCTTTGCACAGGTAGTATTTAAGCGCGGCGATTTTGCCGGGAGACTTGATCGACGTAAGACTGATCAGCAAGTCGATCCGGCGTTCCGACTCTAGGCCGGGGCATAAGACGTTCATTAGCCGCGCACCAAGTCAAGGGCGGCGGCTTTGTGTACTTCTTGGGCTGCCTGTGCGTGCTTATCGCCAGCGACCAAGCCCTGAGCGATTACGAGTAGGTTAGCGTCGCGTACGGCCTTCCGCATAACGTCCCGGCGTAACTGGATCAATGTCCCGAAGTAGTGCTGGACAAGAGGGCCGGAGACGCCCGCCTCGGCGGCTACCGCGCTGCGGGTCATGTGCGCATAGTGCGTGCGTTCTGCCACAGCAAGGGCGGCGGCTAAAATCTCGTTTTTTCTTACGGCTATATCATTGTTGCGTTTCATAATGCGAACCTTATGTGAGAGAGGCAAAGCCCCTTATAAATTATAGTTTTATTTGTGCGTTTAATAGGTAGTGCAGGGATCAATTTCTCCGCAGCTTCCAACGTGTCGACGTGCATAGGCGAGCTAGGCCCCGTCGGCTGTTTAGTGTCATTATCGAACGGTGTGGCGTATATCATTTTTTAGCGTCCTCTATGCGTGCGCGTGCTATTTCTGAGTACTGCGCGTCTAATTCAAAGCCTAGAAACTCGAAGCCCTCAAGAGCTGCGCCCCTACCTGTCGAGCCGCTACCGGTAAACGGGTCGACTATCAAACCGCCCGGCGGGGTAACTAAACGGCACAACCAGCGCATTAACTCGGTAGGCTTAACGGTTGGGTGAATGTTTTTAGCCCCTCTCGTTCTGCCTGCGCCACTTCTCGGACTGTTTAGGCCTGCGCTGCCTTCCCCCCTGCCGCCGGTAACTTCGCCCGCCGTATGTAGCTTAAACAGCTCGAGGCCTGCTTCGCGGTCCGCCTTGGTTGCCTTGGCCGAATAGAAGTAGCGGCCCATAGGGTCAGGCAGGCAACCATCATGTAAAACATTGCCCGGCCAACGGCCTACCACTTCGCGCCCTTCGACGTTTTCGGGCATACCTTGCGCGCTCATGTTAAGCGACGCACCCCCCGCTTTGTTGCCTGCGGCGGCGTTAGTGCGTTTCTCGGTGCCAACACGACAGCCGTCAATATTTAAAGCGCCCGCGCCGTGCTTCAGTACGTTATTAGCGTACGTCCCGTCTAATGGCTTGCGGCAAAGTATGATCGGCTCGTGTGCTGGTTTTAGCGCAGTGCCGAAGCCTTCCCACTTAGGGTCGCCCGTTGCTTTGCCAATGTCTAACGACTTAGGGAAGCCCGAACCGTACAACCAGTGCAACATGTCGACAACTTCAAAGCCTGCGATACGTAAGCTCATGGCCATTAAATCGACGGTACGACTACCAGCAAAAACAACACAGTACCCTCCGGGTTTAAGAATACGGTACGCCTCGGCCCACGTAAGCGGGCCGGGCACGAAGCTGTCCCACGTTTTACCCATAAAGCCGCCGCCGGTTGCGGTGTAGTCGTCACCCGCTAACCAATGCTTGAGCACTTCTTCGATCTTCGGTTGTTTGCTAAGGCCGTACGGCGCGTCGGTCACGACGCTGTCTACGCTATTCGCCTGTAGTGTCTTCATGCCTGCGCGGCAACACATATTAATTACTGTCACAGTGTCACCTCGCCGGTGCTAAATTGTGCTAGCCCGCCTTTACCCGTGACGACAGATAAGTACGCCTGTTGTGCTTCTTCCCGGCCCTTCCCGGTGTAGTGCCAGCCGGGGCGCTTACACTCTACCGCTAAGAACTGGCCGATCACGGTGTTAACCATGTCGGGAGTAATTAGGCGAGGCATAACGCCGATCAAGTCTGAAGACTTAACAACGCTGTTAAGCTGGTGCGAGTCATTAGCAAGGCCATAGCGCACGATACGTTGATCGACTTCCCCGTCGAAGTGGCACCGGGGGCAATGGTACCCAACTTTCGCCGGAGTGGCCCCGACGTTATTACGCCAAGACAGACCGCCGGCGCGCGAGATAGCGAACCGGGCCTGCTGTTGTGCTGCGGACTCGTCGCCAGTGTGGGCGGGAGAACCGGCGACCTGTTGCGCCGTTACTTGTGCAAGCTCGGCAGCGGCCTGCGGGTTACGTTGCACCCATTCGTTATATGTCATAGCTTTTCTAGCTCCGCTTGAATTTGTTTGACCGCCTCGGCGTCTCGCTTCAGGCCCGTATGTTTAATTAAATTACAGATAATGTCGGCTAGCGTTTGGCCTTTGCCGTAGCTAGCGTTCAGGTGCCCTCCTGCTGGCGTAAGCAATTTAACCGTAGTATTCGTTCTAGTTACTAACATCGTATGAAAAACCTTTTGTTATGCGCGCTATTAACGCGTCTGTGTCTTTATCGTTTAAAGTAAACGCCGTCGACATGTCAATGCCGAAACGTAGGTAAAATCGTCTATATTTTTCGCTCATGCTGCGATCGGCCGGTTGCAAACCTACCCACCACCCGACGAGGTTATGAAGTACGCCGCGACGGTACTTAGCCGCGTTGTGCGCTTTGAGCTGCCGACTACGCCCAAACGGCGGAACGTTACGGGCGATCATGTCCCTTTCGAAATCTTCGTCGCTCATGTTTGCTTTTTGCCTCTGCTGAAACAACGCCGCTAAGCCTTCGACGTCAAGCTCTAACAGGTCGCCGTCTACGTGCTTCGGCTTCTTGCGTTCAATTGGCACGGGAGCAAAGCCACAGTAAGGGCAACACTTGTAATATGCTTCGTGTGGTTGCGTACAAGCTAAACAAACTTTTTGCGGTATCGTATCGCTAACGCTATTACGCTCGCCCTTCTCTTCGTCGTCCAGTGACCAAACTCTCGGCCAGTCCGGCATTCCGTGGCGTTCCCAATTACGCACCGGGTCGATAATTATAGCGTGTGTCTTTCCTTCCATAATACGAAGGGCACGGCCTACCATTTGCAAAAATTTAGCTAAACTCTGCGTAGGTCTGCCGAGAATACAAACAACAACCGCCGGAACGTCGAAGCCTTCATCGAATAGATCGACATTCGTTAAACCGGTATTAGCCCCGCTCTCGAATTTGTCTAGCTCCGCGTCTCGCTCCCCGGCGTCGGTCCCACCGCTTAGCGCTTTACATTCTACGCCTTGCGCCCGGAACTCTGCGGCCGTCTCTTCAGCGGTCAGCACGTCAGTATTAAAAACTATAAAACGTTGACCCGGTGCAAATTTTTTGTAGTGGGCCACGATGTCACCGATCAAATGTGAATCAACAACCCGGGCGCGTAATGCCTTAGCGTTAAAGTCGCCCGAAGCCGTTACGGCCAGATCGCTAACATCAAGATCCGACGCGGGGGCGTAGTACTTATACGGTGTTAAAAACCCGTTATCTATTAGCCATTTAGTCGTCGGTCCTTCGACCATTTCTTCGACGAAGCCGCTAGCATGTGCGCCGAGGCCTTTACCGTCCGCGCGTTTAGGCGTAGCAGTTACCAGCAACAATCTAGCACGCTCTAACATGTGAACGGCCACGGCCCACGATCCCGTGTCGACGTAGTGGTGCCCCTCATCGAACACGCCTAACGTTATTTGATGGACCCAAGACATTATCCCGGCGTCATTCTGTGACGACTTACTAGCTAGGGTCTGAACGCTGGCGACGCCACAAAGCGCGTGCTGATCAACATAACACGCATCTAAGAAGCGCAAATGGCGGCGACGTATGCGGCGGATCACGGACTGCGGGGCGATTATGCGGTGCTTAACGCCAAGGCGTGCAAGTGATAAGCTGATCTGACTTACGATCTCTTTACGGTGAACGATAGCCGCGCTAGCCCCGTTATGATCCCGTATGATAGAGGAAAATATTACAGTTTTACCGCCACCGGTTGCCAGTACAGCAAGAACAACCCGGACACGATCCCACGCGTCGTATATTTTATCGACTAAGCTCTGCTGATAATCTCGAAGTTTAAAACTCATAATATGTCGCCTACTGTCCGGTATGCCGCCTCGGCCATTTCGCAAAAAATACCGCACTCGATCTTCGGTTCGTCAGAAAAGCGCCCGCGGTTAGGATCTAAGTCGTGTAAATAAAGAGGGCCGTTACTGTCTTTGAGAACGGTATACCCTTTGCGCTTCTCAAAGTCCGCCATTTTTTTAAACGCTCCGGGGAAGTCTTTACGGATTTTGTTCCAGTACCCCATACCCCCCTTAACGCAACCGATACAATTATTGTGTTCGTAGCCGAGTTTATACATCTCAGGCAATTCGATCCCCGCGTTCGCCACCATAGCGAGGCAGTTCTCCTTTGAAATTTTCCTATCTACCAACACATCGAAAGTATAGACGGTAGGGTTAGCGTCGATAAAATCCTGCGCCCTCTCCTCTTCGTCGAGCGTGTAGCCGAAGACGTGCACGTCGTCCGGGCGTTGGAACTTCTCGCGCACTTGCTTTTTTAATGCACGCGTACAGGGCGACCCGCTCGGCGTTCGCATGTAATTTTTATCAAAAACCGCGTAGATGTCGCCTTGGTACTTTTTGTGAGTCAGTAGTTCCACTTTTTGCCCGAACCACTTCTCGCACTCCGCCAAGAAACGCCAGTTGTCGGGGTGCTCTTGTTTTATGTAGCAGTACGCTACGACCACTTCGTCAAACTGCGCGCATAGTGTGGTATCTGAAAGGGCTATTTTTACCGCCGTAGCGCTCGCCGCCCCGCAGCTATACCATAAAACTAGTCTACTCATTGTGTGCCTCTCATTAATTACTTACCACTAAGCTTACGCGCTCACATTCTTATTGTCAACATAGAAAATAGTTATTGACACGTTAGAAAATAGCCGCTAGTATTCACATCGTCAATACGACTTAACAAAAAGGGAATACGAAAATGATTAAACATTGCGAAATAGTGGCCGCACTAGTTAAGCCCGGCGCGGACATTCTGGCAGACCTATCGCCGGCCAGTGCCCACACGCTACACATGGCCGTAGGTATCTCGGGCGAATCAGGCGAACTGTTAGACGCAGTTAAGAAGGGTGCAATATACAACAAACCCTACGACCGCGAAAACATCGTAGAAGAACTCGGCGACCTTGAGTTCTACATGGAAGGGTTACGCCAATCCTTCGGCATTACCCGCGAAGAGACGATCGACGCGAATATCGCCAAGCTAGGCGAACGCTACAGCGAAGGCACATACAGCAACAAACAGGCGCAAGAACGCGCCGACAAATCGGAGTAATAAAAATGTTTAAATTAGAATTTGACCCGGCTAACAAGTCTTTAGCCGCAGCAATTGGCGCGGCGTTAGTGTCATACGGCACCGGCGCAGAGTTCACCGCAGAACTAACGACTACCGAAACTACTACGACTAAAGTAGTGGGCGACGCTTCTCTAACTGAAACGGTAAAAACGAGCGGCCCGGCGGGAAACTCTTCGGAAACCCCGGACAAGTCGGCCTCTGTAGCTGGTGCGACGGACACATCTACTACGACCGAGACGGCTACTTCTGCGGCTGCGGCCGGGTCTGCGGTAGGCCACCCCGACACCGACCCGAATAACCTAGACGAAAAGGGCGTAGGTAAAAACCCGAATTTCTGTAGCAACGCGCAGATCCCTTTCAACCAGTCAGGCAAGAAGAAAGGCCAATGGAAGAAGAAGCAAGGCGTAGACGAAAACGTCTATGACGAGTGGTACGCTTCCGAACTTACAAACGTTAGCACAGCGGGCGCAGCTACTACGGCTGAAGAAACCCCGGTCGACACTGGCGCAGCATTCGGCAACAACCAGAAACAAGCACCGGCAGCGGGCGGCCTAACCTTCACGGACGCCGGGCAGTTTATGGCGTGGGTAGCTGAGCAACAAACGGCCGAGCTATTGACTCAGGGCGACATCGACAGCGCGTACCAAATGACCAGCACACAGGTACACGACTTATTTAACCCGCAGTTATTCCCGGCGGCAGTTAAAGCGGTGTACGAGTTCTTAGCACCTATCGCAGCGGGTGAAGCTTGATAGCTGAGCACGCACCGCTCCCCCCTAGTAGTGCCCCCCAATGGGGGTATTGCTCCGGGTCGATTATGGCGAACATGCAAGCGCCAGACATTGAGCACCCACGCACCCGGGGCGGCACTGCGTCGCACTGGGTAGCGTCTGAGTGTTTGGAACGGTGGCGGGACCCTAACGGCGGGGCGTGTACCGCTAACGATTGGCTAGGCAGTACAGCACCTAACGGCGTCATAGTAGACGACGAGATGGTCGAAGGCGCTCAGATATTTGTCGACAACGCTCTGCAGATAGCCCAAGAACACGGCGCGCTCCGCAGCATGTTAATAGAGCACCGGGTACACATGCCGCACATTCACCCGCAAAACTGGGGAACGCTCGATCTGTGTATTCCTTTGCTAGAACGGGGTAACGACGGCAGCGTGGAGTCTGGTTTGATCTATATGGTTGATTACAAGTTCGGGCACCGTGAAAACAAAGCCTTTGCTAATCTTCAGCTTATAGACTACTTAGCCGGTATTTGTGAAGAGTACCAGGTCGACGGGCACGCCGAACAATTCATCGAGGTAGTGTTCCAAATAGTACAGCCGTTTTGTTATCAGGCTAAAAGCCAGATCGACGAATGGCGCGTAACTATTGCGGATTGCCGGGCGTACTTTAACCAGCTAACCGCGAAGGCTCAAGAGGCGTTTAGTAACCCGACGTTTAGTAGTGGACCACATTGCCGCGATTGTAAATCTATTGTACGTTGCGCGACGGCTAGGAAGTCCCACTACAGCTTGATAGACTACACAAACGATCCGTGCGTTATCGACAACATGAACGGCAGGGACCTAGCGGTCGAACTCGGTATACTCGCACAGGGCGAAACTACCCTAAAAGCGCGCAAAGAAGCGGTAGAAGAGGAACTTAAACACCGCATAGGTAAAGGCGAGAACGACAGCGGTCTAGCGCTTGAAACGTCGCTAGGTCGTCTAGCTTGGACTGTACCCGCACCGCAGGCGCTAGCGTTCGTAGCTCAACTCGGGATCGACGCCACTAAGGTGGACATTCTAACACCAACACAGACGATCGCTTTAGCGTCTAAGGAAATGAAGCCGATAGTAGAACAAGCAATGAAAAGTGTAAGCAAACGCCCGTCAAAGGGTCTTAAATTAACCAAAGCGGCCGACAGTATGACGGCGCGCGCATTTAGTAAAAGGTAGAAACATTATGATTTTCGACGACAAACATGTAAAAATTCACGGCGCATTTATCGTATGGGATGGCATTACACGCCCGGAGCAAGGACACGACGGTAAGCCTAAGTACAGTTTAAAAGTAGTAGTTAACCCGAACAACCCGGACCTCGCCGACATGAATAACTTAGCTAACGCTACGCTACAAACTTCTAAGTTTAGAGGCCAACTACCGGCGGGCGGTCGTATGCCTATCGGACAAGCGCGTCAAGACGAGTTTAACGGCATGTACCCGGGTTGGGTAGTACTAGGCTGTAACACTCAACGCTTACCGGACGTTTACGACGAGAACGGCGGCAAATTGGACCCTATGCAATACGGCCAAATGCTATACGGCGCGCAGCAAGTAGACATATTAGTCCATTGTTACGAGTACGACGCAAAAGGCAACAAAGGTATAGCGACCGGGTTAGACGCTTTCAGTATTATCGCAAGTGCTAACGCAGTGCCGCAAAACTTCGGCGGCGCAGGCATTAACACTCAGGGCGCATTCGGTCCGGGGTCGTCTCAAGGTCAGCAACCGGCACCACAAGGCGGCTATGCTCCCCAAGGTCAGCAACCGGCACCACAAGGCGGCTATGCTCCCCAAGGTCAGCAACCGGCACCACAAGGCGGC